TTTTATTTGAATTATTTGAATATGTAGAAATAGTAGATTCATTAGAAATGTTAGATTTTGAATCACTGGATACACTTGAATCGAGAGAAGAATTACTATCACATGAACTTGTTGAACTAATAGAAAAGTTTTTTACTTTATTACTCATTTTATTCATGTCTTTTTCAATAACATCATAATTAGTTTCAATATATTTAATAATTTCATTCTCTAAAGTCCATTTAAAAAAATTTAATTGTCCAATTGTTGTTTGTATAGATGTATTATTTTTATAAGGTATTGTTATTCTTTCCCATCTACAAAATGGATCAAATCTTTTTTTTGAGTATGCTTTTAATTTAAGTTTATAATCATTATAAACTTTAAATCTTTCTAATTTACCATCTTTTTCTATATCATAAACAATATAATTTTTTTTAGAATAATTAGTAGCAAACCAATCTACTATGCGGAGAGATATTTTTGAATTACCATTAATAATTTCTAACATTTTATCTAAATTATTATCTCTATTGTAAAAAATCATTAATTTATTTAAAAGTAAATCATTTTGTGTAACAGTATTCATTTTTTATATTAATAATAATACCAATTTTATGTATTTATATCATAATTTATAATAAATATAATAAATATAATAAATAAAAATTGATTGATAAATATAAATGTTTATTTTATTAACTATTACAGTACAAATAATATGAATTGCAATAAATATAAAGTAGAAGATTACAAACAATTAATTGCAAATATTATTAATAGATTACAAGAAGAAAATTGCCTTACTATTAAGGAAGAAAAAAATAGTAATCAAATTATTTATAAAATTATGATTAAACCAGTAGAGTGGTATATGGAATTAGATGATGATACAAAATATAATGTTCAAATAAATTTACAAGAATTTATAAAACCTGTAATTGAAGAAGTGCTTCAAGAATATAATTTACAAAATAATTCTAAAATTATCTAAACATTTTCATTCTTGGTGCATTTTGCCATGATAAATTTGGATTTAGTTTATCTACTTTTAATCGATTACCATTATTTACTACATCATGTTGATAAAATTTTTCATTTTTTGGATCAATAAGTGTATAGAATTGATTTATATTAATCATATAATCATTTTTATTATTATCATTACAGATTTCAATATTTTTTTCTATTTTATAATCTAGGCCTGTAATTGTATTTAAATTATCATTTAATTTGTTATTTAAATATTTACCAGGTTCACTATTATTAACTAATTTTAAATTACTATTATGATTTTGAAAAAACTCATTTGATCTAATTGGATAAAAATTATTTCTATTAATAGTCATTTTATTTTCTATCACTCGATTATTAATTGCATTATCTTCTAATCCCCAACCCCAATTATTTGGAAATCCATTTATTTTTTCAAAATCTTCACCTTTAATTGAAAAAATACCTCCAAGTGCATATTTAAAACCATAAAAATGTTTAACTTCATTTTTTTTAGTTTCATAATCAAATAAGTTTTTCTTAATAGGTAAAGTATCTACATCATTAAAAACAAATGTAATATTTTTATAATCATCGGGATACTTTTTTTTCATTATTAAAAATCCTATATTTTTTGTGGCACCTCTATTAAAAGGTCTATTATCAGTTTGATGCAAATAATATATTTCATAATCTTCTTTATTATAATCTTCCATTAAATACTTCATATAGATAGAAAAATGTAGTTTTTCTGTTTCTCTATTTTTATATGGTACTATAAATATTAATTTAGGTATAGACATAATATTTCTATTATATCAATATTTTTTTTTTTATTAATTATATTTATTAAGAATAATTTTAGGTATAAGTATATTTTGATGTTGTTCTAATTTTTTATAACATTTATTAATAGTTACTTCACTAATTTTACTAATATTATTAATAGCCGTTTTTGAAATATTTAAATTACAAATTTGTGATACAAAATATATAATACCACCAGCAATAGAATGTGGAGTATTTTCTGGTATTATATTATTTTCTTCTATCTTAATTGCTACAAATTTACATAATTTTGTTAATTCTTGATTAATATTTAATTTACTACAAAATCTTTCAATAAAATCAACAGGCGTTGTTTTATTTAATGTTAAAATTTCATTATTAAAATTATAATCAATATCATTTATTATAGATAATGCATTTTTACAACCTTTAGTTGCACTAGAATTATCTAAATTAAATATAGTCGCTATTTCTTTTGCTGTCCGTGGATGATCATGTATTCTACAGGATATATAAATAGATGCTGCAATAATACCATCTCTATTTAAACCTCTATAAGTTTTTGTTTCAGAAATTTGTTTGTGAATTCTTGTAGCTTCATCTATAATAATTTTTGGTATTCCTGAATTTTGTGCAATATTAGTAATTAATTGAAATTCATCGTATTGAGACTTTTCTTTATATGGCATTGATTGCCAGTCTGAATACCGTCTAATTTTATGCATTTCATAGCTTGATCTAGTTTGACATAATACTTTACAACTAAAAGATGATTCTTTCAGTAAAGGATTTATAGGCATACCACATCTAGTAGGATCTGAACTTTGATTATCTTCTGCTCCATAATATCTCCATTCTGCTCCAGTATCAATATTATCTTTATAAATTATTCCACATTTTTTATTAGAACATGTCATAAAATTATCATCGCCTATGGACAATATAGATTTACAATTAACACAAATTTCTTGTTCAATCTCATATTTAGAAGGATTTTTATATACGCACTCTATTTGATTCTCTTCTTTAAAATCTGAATCAAATAATGTCCATAATTTATTAATATTATTATTAGATTTATTTTTATTTTTTTTTGTAGTATCTGTTTCATGTTTTAATGATTCAATTATTTCTATATTCATATTAATTCTGATTTATATTTATTAATTTAGATTTAAACTAATTTCTTTAATCAATTTAAATATTAAAATTTATTAAAATTTAATATTTATATATTATAAGTTTTAAAAATGGAATTTTTTGAATCATTGTTTGGTATAAATAAATCTCAAAAACATGAAGATTTTGATAAATTCATAAAAACTAGTTTTGTAAATTATTTAAATAAATCAAATTTATTCAAAAATTTTACAAAAGATTTTAACAATAAAAATACCGAATTAAGTTATTGTAAAGAATGTAATGATTTATATATATTAACTAATGATATTTTTGAACAATATATAAAAAAAATCAAAATTCCATTAAACATTAAATTTTATAATGAATCTTATACAAAAACTCCTCTATATTTTTTTAATAAAAATGATCTAGATTCTATATTGAGTAAAAAAAAATTATTAAAAGATTATAATGATCCAACAAAACAAAACATCAAACGATTTCTTTGTAAAATTATATCAATTACTTTTATTAAAATTTATATTATAGTTAAAACAGTATATCAAACATTTAATGTACACACTTTAGATTATAAAGACAATAATGAATTTAAAAATAAAGAACCATTATTTAATGAACCCATAATACAAAAACCATCATATGAACCATCATATGAACCTGAAAAAAAAATGGCTTTATTTGAAAATCATGAACAACAAGGCGGAGGAATGTTTGATAAATTTTTAGGAAATTTTTTTAAAAAAGATGATAATAATGAATCAAGCCAAGAAAATATTAAACCAGAAGAAGTCAAACCAGAAGAAGTCAAACCAGAAGAAGTTGAAGAAGAAAAAATTGAAGAAGATAAGAATATTTTTTATTCAATAATTAAAATTTTACTTAATATAAATTCAAATAAAGATTTTAATGCTAACCATTTACGAATAAAAGCTGAAAGTTTAGATGAATCACAGTTTGTAAGTAATATTAAAAACTTAATGCAATTTTTATGTAAATTAAATTATAATAACCCATTAGAAATTGTAAAAAAAGATTCGATATTATTTAATGATAGAAATTTTGAGTTTATTAAATTAAGAATTAATGATGAAGAAAAAAGAAGTGTACAATATTATATAAATGATATTGATAAAGATATTATTAAAAGATATAAATATAATATTAATAAAAAAGAAGAATTAATAACAAAAATTTTTGATTATAATTCTGTGAATGATTTTTATAGTTACTGTGATAAATTTAAAGAATCACATATTGAATCTATATTTAAAAATGACAGAATCCTATATGAAATTAAAAAAGTTTTACAAAAAATTATTAGGGATTATTTTGATGATAGACAAAAACTATATAGTGATATTTTAAAAAAAATATTTGTTTTAGACAAAGAAACATTAGAAATTAAACAAATTCATAATAAATTAACCTATAAAAAACTTGTAAGATTAACAGAAGAGTGTAAAATCATAATTTTAGACTTACATTTAAGATTCTTAAGCAATATAAATTACATGATATCATTATTTATTGATTTATTTAAAATAATTGAAAATAAACAACATAATGGTTTTATAAGTGATAAACAAATTTCAGAAGGACTTGAAAAAATGAGTGATAGTCAAAATGCTTTTGAAAATATGTTAAATAAATCTAATGAAAAATTAGATGAATTGGATGAACCACCTGCTGAAGCACCACCTGCTGAAGAACCACCTGCTGAAGCACCACCTGCTGAAGAACCACCTGCTGAAGAACCACCAGCTGAAGCACCACCTGCTGAAGAACCACCTGCTGAAGAACCACCTGCTGAAGAACCACTTGCTGAAGAACCACTTGCTGAAGCAGAAAAACTTCCTGAAAAATCACCTACTGAAGAACCACTTGCTGAAGCAGAAAAACTTCCTGAAAAATCACCTACTGAAGAACCACTTGCTGAAGCAGAAAAACCTGCTGAAAAACCACTTGCTGAAGCAGAAAAACCTGCTGAAAAACCACTTGATGAAGCAGAAAAACCTCCTGAAAAATCACTTGCTGAAGCAGAAGAACCTGCTGAAAAACCACTTGCTGAAGCAGAAAAACCTTCTGAAAAACCACTTGCTGAAGCAGAAAAACCTGCTGAAAAACCACTTGCTGAAGCAGAAAAACCTTTTGAAGAACCACTTGCTGAAGCAGAAAAACAAGAACAAGGAAAAATAAATTCTATAAAAATAGCTGATTCACAAAAAAATTCACCTAACTCATTTAAAAAAGAAATAGGTGGAAAAAAAACAAAAAAAACAAAAAAAACAAAAACAAAAAAAACAAAAAAAACAAAAACAAAAACAAAAAAAACAAAAAATAAAAAGAGTAAAAAAACTAAAAAAATATAATTATATAAATCAACTTTTTTTGTAGATGTAAAAAAAATTGATTTAAAATTTGTTAATTATATTATATTTAACAAATTAAAATGATTATTCTCTAACAGATAATTAAAAATAGTAAGAAGAAAGTTATCCCCCACCGCTTCTCTAACAAAACAACTTTTAAGTGGCCAGTCATTTGACTGAGCAGTAGGGAACAGACCTTCTTGGACTGATCACCCAAGGAGTCTAGCCCGCTTAAAGGTCTGTAAAACTAGTCTCCCGTAAGCTTAAAGCTTATAAGTTGTTTTGTTAGATAAGCAATCACCTTGCAATTTTCCGTTATCAATAGAGTGACCCCTTCTATTGATAACAAGCCACCCTTTATACTACCGACTTTTTTTTATTTTTATTTTTATTTTTAATTTTTTTATTTTTTATTTTTTTATAAATTTAACTGTCATATTGTACTTCTAACTCAAGAGTTATAGAATAATCTTCATTATTTAAATCAACTAACATACCATATTCATTATAAATTTTAAAATGTAGTTTATCTATATTACATGGACCAAAATATACACGCTTAGGATTAATAATAGGCTCTTTATTACGTATAGGATCTGTTGCATGTGGATCAATTTTAGCTATTATATTATTATCTAAATCTGCTTTATTTAAAAATGGTGATATAAAAACATCATGATGATTATTTAAAAAATCATCTAATGAAACTAGAAAATAAGTTGAAAATAAATCTTTATAGACACCTATTCCTGTATAAGAGTTACTATTATCATAAATTCCATCAATATATTTTATTGTATTATTGTTATAATTATCAACAATATTTTTAAATCCCATTGTCCACCCTAATGTTAAATGAATTGGATGAATATTATTCAAATTATTTAAAAAGTTTTTATTACAATCATTTTCAATATTATTTAAATTAATATTAAAATTTAATGTAAAATTATCACTATTACCACTAAAATCTATTTTTTGAATAGTAATTTTATGAGTTGTTTCATTGTAAATAATTTCAAATCTAGGTGTAATACCAGAACTATCTTCAATAGCAAATCCTAAAGGGTTTGCTAATGTGTAACCAAAACTTTCAAGTCCGGGCGGGCTTGGATTATGAAAAATACTATAATTTATATATGCCGCTAAATCACTCCCTGAATATGTACCATCTGGTATAGTAATTAATGAGTTATCTATGAAAAATTGTGTTGATCCATATTTAGAAGATAATTGATCAATAGAAGGACTACCTTTAACATCTAATACTCGTAATGAAGTGACATTTTTTATAGTAGGAATATCTATTATAAAATCATTTGAATTACTTTTCGAATAGTTTCTTCTAAATCGAGTATTTACATTTAATACTTTTTTAAGAATATTTCTTTTAACTGGATTAATATTATAATCTATTTTTTCTTCTCGTTTAGATGGTTTGAAGCGATTTAAATTTATTTCATTAGGACGTTCAATTATAAAATGATTATCTTGTTGAAATACTCTATTTAAATTTTTACTCATTACTTTTATTTATATTTATAGTTTATTTTTTTAAATTGATAAAAAAATTAAAAATATTGATTTATAATAAATCTATTATGTCTCCTATAATTATTTCAATAGATGGAAATATTGGTAGCGGTAAATCATCTATTGTTAAATATCTTGAAAAAAATTTTGCATCTTTATGTAAAATTAATAAAAAAGATTTAAAGATTTGCTTTTTACAAGAACCAGTAGATGAATGGGAATCAATTATAGATATTGATAATGAAAATATTATAACTAAATTTTATAAAAACAATGAAAAATATGCTTTTCCATTTCAAATGATGGCATATATTACAAGATTATCTTTATTTAAAGCAGCAATTGCTGAAAATTTTGATATTATTTTTACAGAACGATCTATGCTAACAGATAAAAACATTTTTACAAAAATGTTATTTGATTCTGAAAAAATGAATTTAATAGAATATCAAATTTATAATATTTGGTTTAATGAGTTTGCAGATTTTTTGAAAAATATCAAACAAGTTTACATTAAAACTGATCCTGAAATTTGTAAAAAAAGAATAATTAAAAGAAATCGCGAGGGTGAAAATGTAGATATTGATTATCTTAAATTATGTCATTATTATCATGAAATATGGTTTAATTATTCTCATCATAAAAATAGATATGATTTAGATAATGAGGAAAAAATTTTAATAATAAATGGTAATATTGAAACAAATACTAGCCAATTTATTGATAATAATTATTACGATGATGTATTAAAACAAATTTATAATTTTGTTTTTAATTAATATATTAAACTAAAATTCACTTGATAAAGTAGTTGATGGATTTACTATTACATCTAATTTAAAGAATAAATTATAAGCAATATCAAATTTATGACTCATAGTAGCATTATTTATTGTATTTTCATATTGATAAACTGTATTGCCTATTTGTTTTACAATTTCTGAAAAATCATCTTTGATATATGTATCTAAAATACTATAATATTTTTGATAAAGATTTCCAAATTTTGTTATCATTTGTAAATTATTAACTATATAATCTATACAAAAATTCAACCCATGATGGTAATAATATAGTGGTGAGAAATGATATAATTCAAATTTATACATACGGTTAGCAATTATTATATTTAAGCGATTTTTATATCTTTTATAATAATAATCTTGGCGTACAAAATTTAAAATCTTGTATTGTATATCATCTGGAAGATTTTTATAAATTTTATTGACTAGTTTTCTATGTTTAAATCCTTTAAAAATCTTTTGTATCATCAATGCATATTTATTTAAAATTATTTGATAATGTTGTAAACAATAATATTTATTTTCAAAATGATATATCATCTGGCATCTTCTCAAACATCTTTTACCATTAATTGAATTTTTACATTGACATCTAATTATTTTTGTCATTTTGATATTATTTTTATGTATAATTTATAATTTAAAATTTAAATTTAGATTATAAATTATTTCAATTTATTATTTTAAATTTTCTAGACTTTAAAATATTTAGTGTTTTTTAAATGTAGCTTTGCATTTAGGATGTTTCATTGCTTCTGGATATTTAATTTTATGATCTTTCGCAAATTTTTTAACATGCATTATCCAACTACTTAATGATTTACTGAGTTTTTTACTTTTTTTACCATGTTTTTTACTATGTTTTTTGCCATGTGTTTTACGAACAGTTTTTTTAGCTTTTTTTCCTTTTGCTCTTCTTTTTTTACCACCAATAAGTGAAGCACTTTTAGTAAAATCAGACTCATATCCTTTTATATCAGCTTCTACATTAGCTACATTGCTAGATACAGTATCCGTTACTTTATCAACAGTGGTTGAAACAGATTTAGGACTATCTAAATCAAGAACACCCATATTTATATAATATAGATAAATATAAAAAATTATATCAAAAATTAAATTTAATATTGATTTTATAATAAGAAAAATAAAATAAAAATAATTAAATGTTGAATGTTAAAAAATCATGGATTGATTTATTTAAAAATTATGATAATTTAAACTCACCTAAATTAAATGAAATTTTAGAATCCTTATCAACATTAGAAACTAACAAAGTAATAGCAAAAGGTAATAATAATTTAAAAATATTTCCTAAACAAGAAAATCGATTTCGCTGTTTCCAATATTTTGAAACACATGAAACAAAAGTAGTGATATTAGGACAAGATCCATACCATGGTGAAAATCAAGCAACTGGTTTAAGTTTTGGGGTTAATAATTTAAAACCCCCTCCTTCTTTAAAAAATATAGCTAAAGTATTAAAACAAGATTTAAATCGTGAATTACTAGATTATAGCTTAGAAAATTGGGCCAAACAAGGAATTTTATTATTAAATACGGCATTAACTGTTATTGAAAGTCAACCTGGATCACAAATTAAAATTTGGCAAAAATTTACTGAATTTATCATTGATGAATTAAATAAAAATTACAATAAAATTATTTTCATAGCATGGGGAGCATTTGCATATAAACAATTAAAAACAATAGATTTAACAAAACATTACTTAATTGTTTCATCACATCCTTCACCTCTTTCTGTGTCTAAAAAATTTCAAAATTATCCAGCATTCATTTATTCTAAACCATTTTCAAAAGTTAATGAAATATTACTTGATAATAATTGCTGTGAAATTGAATGGTGATTTAACCAATCAGTTTTACGCAAAATTCGTAAAATTACAATTTTTAATAAATTTTTTTTTATTTCTCTCATATAAGTTTTATGAATTTCAAAAAAAATTTTATTTTGTATATCTATCGGCAATTCATAAAAATAATTATTACTAAACATTACTATTAATATTATAAAAACAAATTAAAAAATAACTATGATTTTATAGTGATATGTATTTTATCAAGACAGCAACTATTTGCGCTGGATCATGGAGTTTAGTTTTAATATTAGGAATAGCTTATTTTTCAACCGATAAAAAAACAGATTTTTTACATTTTGGACCTTCAGATGTTAAATTTGGTGGTTTAATAGTAGATACATGGGGTAAATGGTCATTTGTAATGTCTTATTCTATATTTTCACAACTAATATATAGTATAGTTTCTTCTAATTTATCTCCTTATATTAGTAATGTTATAAGAGATTATAAAACTCCTAAACAAGATAAAGGTAAATATATAAATTGTCAAATAATTGTACAAATTTATTCATTATATCATTGGTTAAGTAATATTTTTGATGTATTTTTATGGATTACTTTACAATTGCAGTATTTAGTACCAGCTATTATAACAGATCTAATTTTAACTTTATATTTTACACATAATTTTTATGTGAAATCTCCAAAAGATATAAATACACTATCTTTAATTCAAACCCAGGTGTTAGAATGAAAAAAATTGATTAAATTATTATTAAGACAGTTTTATTAAGACAGTATTGATAAATTATGGATTTAAATATAATTTCTCCCAATTATTATATATATTTAAAGGAAAATAGATTTGATAAGATCGCTTTAGATGTATGTAAAGCAATTTTATTAATTGTTCCATTCAATGAGAAAGCTTCATTGAATATGATATTAATTGGTGTTTGTCCGTCACAAATTTCCAATTCAGGTTATTTAGGATGGCATCTAAATATAAATTTTAAGAATTTTATAGATGAAAATTATATTTCATTACTAGATATTAAAAGTAAACTGAATGATCCAACTATTGAAAATAAATTAAAATCTTTGTTTGATATTTCTCAAGAATATTTAATTAAACCTATTATGAAAAAACTATTAGAAAAATCAGATAGTATGTATCAAAGTGAAATGAATAGATATTTAAATTTAGATAAATTGGAAATAAGCCAAAATTGTAAAGGCTATATTACACAAGAATTGTATATGCGGTTAATTTATCAAGAGTTAATGCAAAAAAATAAAAAAAATCGTCGCACTTATTATAAAACTATTTCACAAGATATATATAATCCTCCAGAATTTATTAAACCAAAACCACAATATTCTATTTTACATACACGATGTTTGAAACAATTAGAATCTATAATAGATAAAAAAAAAGATAAGAATATTTATAAGATTGAATGTGAATATCCATACAAGTTGTCTAATTATAAAAAACCTGCCCGAGCTGATATATTGATAAAAAAAAATGGCGAAAATTATGGAATAATTGAAGCAGATGGTAGACAGCATTATGAATATATACCTCATTTACACAATCTTAAAAATGAAAGAAAAAATAATCAAAGAGGGTATGAACATTTTATCAAATTGCAAGCAAAAGATAATCTCAAAGATGATACTGCTAAAATTTTATGTCATGGAAAAAATTGTTTGCGTATAAAATATGATATGAAAGATAAAGATATCAAGAATAAAATTATGGAGTGGTTATAAATTTTAAAACAGCTGGAATAAGTTGTTTATCTGTCTCTAATAGTTCTTTAACATTTTTTAATTCATCAAAATCTACTTTTATAATTTCACTATTGATTTCTGGATTTAAAGTTATTTCATTTTTCCACTCTTTTACTATAAAAATAGACAAAGTAAATTTTTCTGTAGCTAACACATTATTTGGAAATTCAATTATATTTTCAAAATCAACATCAATACTTAATTCTTCTTGTAATTCTCTTTTTAAAGCCTCTTTTAATGTTTCATTTTTTTCTACTTTCCCTCCTGGAAATTCAAATTTATTAGGCATTTTTTTAAGCATTTCTGATCTTTTAGGTAAAATAATTTTATTATTTTCTATTAGAACAGCTCCTACAACATTTGCCATATTAAATTTATAAATAAATATTTGTTTATATTTTTAAACAATTTTTATATTTAATTTTTTTATTTTAAGAGAGAATCTATTACAAAATAAAAATAATAAAAATAATAAAAAATAATTGATAATTTATAATTTATTTTATAAATAACCGATAAATAATTAAATTTATTTTATTTAATTATTTATTATGGCTTTTTACGCAGTTGCAAAAGGACACAATGTAGGTGTTTATACTGATTGGAATGAATGTAAAACACAGGTTTTAGGTTATAAAGGAGCTATACATAAAAAATTTAATAATGAAACTGATGCAGAAGATTTTATATTAAACATGTCATCTAGTAACAGTGATATATTTACAAATATTTATCATAGATTTAGCGATGATGATACAGACTTATTTGTTTACACAGATGGTTCATGTTTAAATAATGGTAAGAGTAATTCAATAGCAGGTATTGGTATTTTTATTAGTTTAGATAATGAACAAAATGTTTCAAAACATTTAAATGATAATTATAAACATACTAATAATAGCGCAGAACTTACAGCAATTTTAGAAGCTTACAAAATCTTTAAAAATGAACTTAAAGATAAAAAAATTTGTATAGTTACTGATTCAGCATATTCAATAAAGTGTGCTACATTTTATGGAGAGAAATGTGAAAAAGCAAAATGGAAAAAAGATATACCAAATAAAGAATTAGTAAAACAAATATATAATATTTACAAAACAAATAACAATTTAAAGCTTAAATCAATTAAAGCTCATACTAATTTAAATGATAAACATTCAATTGGAAATCAAATGGCTGATAAATTGGCTTATGATTCAATAAAAAATTGTGATATAAATTGAATTTATTCAACTGTTACAACTTTTGCTAAATTTCTGGGTTGATCTGGATTAATTTTTTTTTCTATTGAAAGTTGATATGCTAATAATTGTAATGCTACTATAAATATTATTTCATTATAATAATCTAAATATGGTAATAATAGTGAATTAGTTTTATTTAAATTTAAATCAGTGACAACGTTTTCATGATTTGTTATAACTATTAAGTTAGTTTCTCTCGAATTTATTTCATAATATGTTGATTGTAAATTTTTATAATTTGTTTTATCTGTATAATCAATAAGTAATAAAGTCAAATTGGTTTTATCTAATAAAGCTAATGGTCCATGTTTCAAAGAACTAGCTGAAAAACCTTCACAATGAATATAACAAACTTCTTTAATTTTTAATGACGCTTCTAGAGCGATAGGATAAAGATTAGATTTACCTAAAATAAAGATATTATTAATCATGTTTTCACAAATAGTTTTTTTTATAGACTCTATTGATTTTAAAAACTCAATACTATATAAAATAGACGTTATAGTATTAGATAATGATCGTAATGAATTTAATTTATTACTATTATTAATATTATAACGATCAAACCATAAAGAAATTAAAGATAGTACAATCATCATAGATGTAAATGATTTTGTAGAAGCTACACTGATTTCTAATCCAGCATTTAAATAAACACCACAATCAACTTCTCTCGCAATTAAAGAATCAACTTTATTAATTACACCCATACAATAGCAGCCTTCTTCTTTACATATTTTAAAACAATTATAAACATCTATTGTTTCACCAGATTGACTTAAAAAAATACATAAAATTTTTTGTTTATCTTTAATTTTTGGAATTTTTTTTTTAGTAAATTCAGATGAATTTATACAATTAACAACAATAAAATTTTTACAATTATTTAAATATGTCTCTCCAATTAATCCTGCATGATAACTAGTTCCACTACCAATTAATAAAATATATTCTATTTGTTGAAATAACGATATATGTTGGTCTAGTCCACCCAAAACTATTTTATTATCAATTATTCTTCCGCCATAATTAAATGCTTTTTTAATAGTTTCTGGTTGTTCCATGATCTCTTTTAGCATCCAATGTTTATAGTTCATTTTTGATTCTATAAATTCATTTTTGTCTACTTTTTTAATATCATAACTAATATCACAGTTTAAATTTGTTATTTTATTATTTTTAATTTCAATTATATCATGATTATCTAAAACAATATAATCATATACTAATCCTATAAAACCATTTGTTTCAGATGAACATAATATATAATTATCTGTTTCACCTAACAATAAAGGTGAGCCATGTCTTGTAATATAAAAAGTATCTAAATTTTTAGTATAAATAATAACTAATGCCCATGTGCCTTGTAATTGATTAATTGTATTTTTAATAGCGTTTTCTATACTATCATTCATATATATTAATTGATATTCTATTAAATTTGCAATTACTTCACTGTCTGTTTCACTCAAGAAATTAAAACCCTTTTTTATGAGTTTATCTTTCAATTCTTTAAAATTATTTATTATCCCATTATGTACTAATATAATATTTTTATTATTAGAAATATGAGGATGTGCATTATTATCAGTTTTTCCACCATGCGTTGCCCATCTTGTATGACCAATTGCAAAAGATGAACAAATATCTTGTTTATTTACTTTATTTTTTAATAAATCAAAACTACTTGATTGTGGAGATGATGCATATTTATTTATTTGATAACAATTATTATTTATATCTTGATAACATAACCCATGTGAATCATATCCTCTATTTTGAATTAAATTTAAGCTATCTAGAATTAAAGGAATTATATTTAAATTATTTTTTGATAATATAGCAGTTATACCACACATATAGAATAAATTATTGAAACAATTTTAAGTATTTTAAGTATTTTAAGTATTTTAAGTATTTTTCAATGATTTATTTAGTAAAATAAATTAAATTTATTTTATTATATATAATGAGTAGAAATGAATCTGGTGAATTATTTGATCTTTCAGTTCCAACATTAAATAATAGTTTTGGTAAGAAACATATTTTTGGAACAATTAAATACGGTATTTCTTTTCCGCTAAGCAAATTTATAGAAGAATTAAAAATGATATTAAAAGATAGTGCAGGGGATGATAAGTCTCTTAAAAGAGAGAAAAGACTGCTTTTTTTACAACATTGCAATGGCAATGAAATAATTCAACATTATTTTACTATTTTTACTAATTATTTAAATGGGGGTGGCTCTGTAGTTAACTGGTTTAATAAACAATATCATGATCAAAATATAATATTTACGGTTGCTGGTGGTAATATAATAACATTATTTGCACAATTATTGATAAATATGGTTGATTGTTTTATAGATGCTGTTAATAGTCAATATGAAGCATTAGATTATGAAGCATTTACTTGGGATATTAATTCACAGGAATATGAACCACGTAAATTTTCAAAAAAAGCTCTTAGAGATTTCACATTTATGTATACTAATAATTTTAGAGATTGGGGTGATGCATATTATTTTAGATTAATAAATTTAACATTTCAAAATTTAACTCCAACAAATAAAACAATATTAGGAGAGTTAGAAATTTATGAGAGTTTATCTAAAGAAAAATTAGCTTTTTCGATATGTTCACATATATTACATACATCTTTTAAAAATAAAGGGAAAATTTCTAGTGCCGAAGATGAAACAAGATATGTAGCTCAATCTCCACATAGTGATTTTGATTTTAAATTATCTCCTAATATAAATAGAGACCCTGATGATGATGATGATGAAGCAGATCTAGATGATGCAGAATTAATAAAAGATTTAAGTCGAGATTTAAAAGGAGAACAAGGAAGTGCAGGATTTCTTCTTTTGAGAGCAAAAACTTTATTAGTTAGTGATGAAGATCCATCTATAAAATATTCTAGTCAAGATTTAAAACGTTTTAAACGTAATTGTGGGGATACATTAGGTCCGTGGGTCTATTCATTATTTCCACAAACAATGCAAGAAAGTTATTTTGAAGGAGTAGATAAAAGAAGTGATTGTTATAAATATTTAAAATATTTATATGATAAAAAACAAACAATAAGTAATGCAACTAGAAACAATATTGATGAAATTACTAAATTTTATTTAACAGGATATAAATTAGCAATGAATGCAAGAGGAGACTTAATTGAATTTTTACCTGCTAGTGATAATTCAACTGAAGCAATAATAAATTATTTAAATAACACTACTTACAATATAAATAATTATATAAAAACATGGGAGGATGAGCGTTGGAGTAAATACGCTGCTCCAGGATTAAATAGCGGAGGAGGTATTCATGCAAATAAATTGGGATATAGAGATATTATATATTTATTTTTTGATATGAATAGTTTATTATATGGTAGTAGAGGATTATTAGGTAGATTATCTAGTGACATTTTAGGATTTTTTTTAAACTTTCCAGACTTTGAAACAGAAAAAATACTCGATTCATTGGTTCGAACAAGAAATAATGAAAATTATCATGAACGTATTAATATTAGGTATGTTATGCCACCTAGTGATTTAGTTTTAGCACCTACAAATCCTACTTTTACTAGATCATTAAAATTATTAAAAGATTTAATTAATAGAACAAGACATTCAGAACATGGTTTTCCTGATGGCATTAGAATAACAATAAATGCAATTGAAACAGATGATACACCCGATATGCAACTTAATAGTGTAGAACATCAAACAAGTAACACAGTTAATCAATATATTGATTATCAATATAAAAGAGATTATGAAGGTGGTCCAGACGATGGTCAAGAAGAAGATTTACAGGCAGAATATATAATTTTTGACAAAAAACGATCAACTCAATATGCTCGTGGTAAAAAATCAAAAAAATCAAAAAAATCTAAAAAATCAAAAAAATCAAAAAAATCTAAAAAATCTAAAAAATCAAAAAAATCTAAAAAATCTAAAAAAACTAAAAAATCTAAAAAATCTAAAAAAATGAAAACTAAAAAAAAGAAATAAAAATATAATTTTATTATTTTAAATTTTTTAATAAAATTATAATCTAAATTATTAAAAATCTTCAGAAAATTCAAATGCATTGTCACCTTCTTCTGTTTTATTAGCCAATGAATATTCACCTACTCTTTTTTCAAAAAAATTTGTTTTTCCTTCAATACTAATAATTTCCATCCAATCAAAAGGATTTTTTGATTCATATATTTTATCTCCCCCTAGTTGAACACTTAAACGATCTGCTACAAATTCAATATATTCTTTCATTAACATTTGATTCATTCCAATCAATCTACAACTTAAAGCTTCATTAATAAATTCTGTTTCAATTTCCACTGCTTCTTTAATTATTTCATGTATTTTTTGTTTTTTAAGAGGCTTTTCTAATTTATTATGTAACAATACAGCAAATTCTGTATGTAATGCCTCATCTCTGGAGATTAATTCATTTGAAAATGTTAATCCAGGCATCAAACCACGTTTTTTTAACCAATAAATTGCACAAAAAGCTCCCGAAAAAAAGATTCCTTCAACACATGCAAATCCCACTAATCGAGTAGCAAAGCTAGATTTTTTATCTTGAATCCATTTAATTGCCCAATCAGCTTTTTTCTTAATACATGGAAATTCTTCAATAGCATTAAACAGCTTCATTTTTTCATCTTTATTTGTAATATATTTTTCAATTAATGTTGAATACATTATACTATGAATATTTTCCATTGCAATTTGTAACCCGTAAAATGCTCTGGCTTCTGATAATTGAACTTCCGACATAAAACGCATCCCCAAATTTTCTAAAACAATTCCATCACTAGCTGCAAAAAATGCTAAAATCATTGAAATGAAATATTTTTCATCAGCATTTAGCTGTTCCCAATGTGCCATATCTTTAGATAAATCAACTTCTTGTGCTCTCCAAAATAAATCTTCTTGTTTTTTATACATTTCCCATATGTCTTTATCTACAATAGGAAACATTACATAACGATTATGGTCTTCTTTTAGTAAAGGTTCTATTCCAGATTTGTTCATCCTAAATAATATATAATTATATTTTTATATTTTTTAAAAAAGTAATTTTAGAAATTTTTTATTTTAAATATTTATAAATATAAATATTTAAATGTATTCATTAGGTGAAGAAACTGCTATAAATGATCAAATTATAGAAAAAAATTTACAAAATTTAATAAAAAAAGAAGATGAAATAATTAAACAATACAAAACATTGAAAAGTTTAGAAAATTATTGTCCCGATAATAATAAAACAAAATTTATGAAATTATTAGAATCACGAAAATTATTTCTTGAATATAAACAACAAACAAAAGAAGAACAAATAAAATCATTATACAAACTTTTAGAATATTTAAATACTCTAGAAGATAAAAAACAACAATTTGATACAGAATCAATATTAAATCAAATAAATCAATTACAAACGATTTTATATAATTATAATTGAAAAAATTTAGATTAATTTAAATATTATAATATAATATAAAAAATATGAAATTAAAAATTAAAGATATTTTGAAAAATAAATATTTATTATATTTCGTGGCATTTATTGCATTCTTTGTATTAATTAATTTAATTACAACAAATAAATTTACAGGAATTTTATTATTTTACGTAACAGGATTATTAGCTTACTATTTTACTAAAAATATGACTATTGTTTTAGGCGTAGCTATTATATCTACATTTTTTGCACAACTTTTAAATGGAATATTTAATTTACAAGAAGGATTTAAAGAAGGGGTTACTACACAAAAATCCACCCCCACCATGCCCACCACCACCGACACCACCGCCTCCGTGCGTGCCACCACCAGCGACGCCGACGCCGACGCCGACGCCGACGCCGACGATGCGGCCGAGGCCGACACTGAGGCCGACGACGAGGATGACGACGACCAGCCCCCCGCCGCCGACGCCGACGCCGACGCCGC